TAAATCACTTGCAAAGTTTATAGAACCATAACTTGAATAATCAGAGTATATTGTCATACCACTTGTGCTAGTTCCATCTCCTACAACTAAATCATCTGCTGGTGACTGTGCAGTATATGAACTCGGCACATTAACACCTACTTTGGATGAAAAAGTTGCAGATTGATCTTTGTTTAATGTTAAGGCTGACGCTAAATTACCAGAGGTATTTCTTGTTTTAAAATCAAGTCGACCTGGGTAAGATCCTGATGCCCAACTACCATCTGATGTAGCAAAAATTGCAGCACCACTATTGAAAGTTCCGTCTGTAGGATCATCTCCTTGAAAGTTTATTGATCCTAAAGTATTTGTCCCTGATATTGTTGTGTCGTCTCTTTGTAAATATAATGCTGAACCTCCAGCAGCCTTTCCATATAAAACACCAGCAGATGTTACTGTAAAAGGAATTGTGCCGTCTGTTGTATTTCTAAATCTGAAACCTCTACCAGCCACACCATGTGTTCCTTCCCACCAATCATCAACAAGTTTTCTATATTGGTTTGTAACATAAAAATTTCCATCAGACCAAACACCTGCTTCATTTGCCCTAAATCTTCTTGTTCCGTCTGTTGATATTGATACTTGTTCTTTATTATTCGTAGCATCATATTCCTCCAGATACATACCATTTCCATCGTGTGAACTGAAGTTGTATGCTGGTGTAGTTGCATCTCCGTCTGATGCTTTTATTATACCAGAAAATACTGCTGAACTATCTGATAAGTCTAATTTTAAAATATCATTAGACGTTGTAGGTGAATTTGTTTTACCAAAAAATAATCCATCAGCGTTGTTTACTATGTAAGCATCCTCAGATGGGGATGAGCCTGTGTCTTGAAAAAACAGTTTTGCAAAATTACCCCTAATTGTAAATTCTCCTTGAGTTTCTACATTGTTAAAAAACGTAACATCACCAGAATTATTATTTGCTCTCATGTATTCGAAAGCATTTAAAAACTCTGTGTTAGTATATGTAGTTGTGGTGGATAATGCTGGCCCTGCTAAAAATCTTACACTTGCCGATGTGTGTAATATTGCAGAAAAGTCATTAGAAGATCCTCCTCCTCTTGTCCATTCTGCATCGCCACTACTCCATGTAATATCATTTTTATTTCTACTAAATATTATAGAACCTCTAATGTAGTTGTTGCTTGAATTATTGTGTATTGTTCCGAGGTGAGTAAACCCTATAGTATTTGCTGGGTTTTTAACTATAACCTCTTTGGCCGTAATTTCTGCTAACTCGTGTAAATATCTTATAGCCATTCATTATATTTTATGCACACTTACTAACTAATACCCTTATATCATTATTTGCAGGTGCTGATGCAAAAGTAACAACTACCCTAGAGGTTGTAGACCTAACAACATCTGAAAAGACAGTATCTCCACTTGAAACATCATATAATTGTACAATTACATCTTTAGTTCCTAAGTTGTGATCTATATTAAAACTTGTTGCAGATCCGTCTCCTATAGTTTCTGCGTGTGATTGATTATTAACTACTGTTGTTGCTATTGAAACACTACCTAAGTTGGTCATTGTTCCTGAACCAGTAACATCTCCTGTTAATGTAATTGTAGGATCTTTTGCTAAAGATACTGCTCCACTTGAAACACTAAAATCTGTAGAGTTAAATGACGCTATACCTTTATTAGATGCTGTTGCATCTTCTGCTGAGACTGTAACTTCTCCAGACGCTGCCGAAACATCAATACCTTCTCCTGCTGCTAATGTTGCGTATTCAGTTGGTTTTGGTATGTTATAATAAGTTGAACCATCATTTGTAAATTTCCAACGATCATCGTTTTCAAAAAATTCTAATGAAACATTTGAGGCATTACCTCTATTTACCAAAACACCTGCGTTTTGAGTTGGTGCAGTATTAGATGCCAGGTTACTATTTAACTCAATTATATTATCTGCTAATTTTATTGTTTCAGTATTAACCGTTGTGGTAGTTCCTGAAACTGTAAGGTTTCCATTAATTGTAACTGTAGTTGCCGTAATGTCATCTGAATTTAATGTACCATCTACTGTAACATCATTAAATGTAACATCACTTGTAGTAGCAACTGCTTGACCAATACTTATTTGACCATTATTTATTGCGACACCAGTACCTGCACTTATATGTGCTCTTACTTCGGCTGCACTTGGTCCTGTATATGTAATTACACCAGTTGAACTATTATAAGCAAGTGAACCATCTCCACCAGAATCTGTAACTGATACTGCACCTCTTGCTCTTGCGTTTGTAAAATATAAATTTGAAGATCCTTCTGATATGTCGTCTGTATCTCCTGATAGGCCACTTAAAACAGGAGGAGTATATGTAAGTACACCTGTAGAACTATCATATGCTAAAGATCCGTTACCTGATGCAGATCCTTCAGATCCAACAGATATTTTTCCTCTAATAACTGAGTCAGATACAACAAAATTAATTTTGTCATTTGCATCATCATAAGTTACATCAATGTTTGTTTCGGTGTTGCCTGTGAGCATCCCACCAATAAGATCCTGTATTTCTTCGTCTGTATCTGTATCATTAAGGGTTATCCATTGACTACCATCATAAAATTGAAATAGATTGTCTGTAGTGTTAAAGATCACATGACCTTTAGCAGCAGTCATTGCGTTTCTTTGTGTGGTTGTTTTATTATCTACCTTGACGTTTTTGATCTCATTGTTGTCAAGAGAGATGTTATTTAAATACGTTATTGCCATGGCCTTCTAATTTTTTAATTCAAATATACTTTGCCAGACACTCCAGCCGAAAAGGTTATTGTTATCTGGTCTTCATTATTATAAACAACGTCTCCATATATTAGATTTCCATTATCGTCTACAGTCGTAACCGATGGGAACTTGCCCAGGTCATGATCAACCTGCCAAGTTGCTGTCGTTTTACTTTGTATAAACGTTTGAAACGGATTATAGGTAGGTTTTCCACTTATGCTTCCCCACTCTATACTTCCGTATATAGAAACGCTTGTTGCTGTAAGTTGAAGGTTTGTGTGCGTTCTACTAACGTCATTACGCAAGATAGCAATTATATCTTTAATAATCTCATTATTTTCTTTGTCAGAATCACCTGCTGATAACCTTCTTGTAAGGTGATCAAAACTGGTCATTACAAACTCATAGTCTGCTGAATATTTATCGTATAATTGTTTGTTTTGTCCATCATACAATTCTACTAAATTTCTTAGTGCATCAAAATCATCAATCATTTCTGCCTTAGTTGGTGGCTTATGAACATTAACTTTAATGGTTTTTGTAATGGTATCTTTTAATGTTGCCCAGGAATATGTAGCACTTGTATGGCTTGATGTTAAAGAACAAGTTATAGCATATTCAGAATCATAAAACACATTATTATTTTCTACCTCTTCTAATCTGTATTCTCTATTTGCAGATGAAGATCCTGTTGTGGTTTTTGTATGTAAAGTTTTTGAACTTGCAGGAATTGATCCTGTAAAAACTCTTGATATGGATGATGTAGTATATCCACTTACATCATAATTAGCAGTTGTGTCTTTTACCTTTACTAGTGGAGTAAACTCATTTATATCTTGTTCTAATGTTAATGTATTTTTTTTGTATTGAAAGTCAAATGATTTTGTTTTTTTAACTGTAGAGTCTGATCCTACTGTAAAATTGTATTCAATTTTATAAACACCTCTTACTGGATCACCATCGTTTGCTAAACTTAATATGTAGTTAAATACTGGTAATGATCCTGAGTTTCCTGTTATATCAGGAACATCTGTATTTATATTTCTTATAAAACCATCAGGTCTTGTGATTTTAATAAATACTTTAACTCCTGTTTGAGCAGCACTATAGGTTGAGGAGTCGGTTATCTTTAGCGTAGGTGTAGTTCTTAAGTCAAACTCTATATTAAAATCTATTGATACCGTACCTGTTCCGTTTGTAAAAGTGCTCATATTTCATTATTTGTTTATAAAAAGGACGGCTTAAGCATACACTTTCACCGTCCAATCTAAAAACAAACCAACAACTAATTATTTAAGCAATTTTACGATTTCTTCGTATATGGATTGCCCATTTTTGTTACTCAAAACGAAGTTGGTAAAGCCTTCAAGATAAGATGATCCAGTTGATCTAGGAACTTGACATATAACTTCTTTAGTTGATGTCCAAACAAAAGCACTATCTGCTTTTATAAATTCTATGATTTTCTTATCTATAGCCTTTTTTACATTTGCTGTAATAGACTTGTTTCTATTTTTTGAAAGTGCAATAAATTGTTGTGGATCTGATTCGGCTAAAGATTCTATTTCATCTCTCAATACCGAAATATCACGAGACTGATCTTTACCCATAGATGCCACTAACTCTCTTATATCTGACGCTGACATTTCTGCTGCAACATTCATAGCGTCTCTCAATAAAGATCTTTTTTTCCTTTTAGATGTAGACTCTGCTTTTGGATCTACAATTTTATATAAAGGTTGTGCTTGAGGATCTCTATTAGGGTTTGATTGATTATGGTTAGACAACATCATATATTGATATATTTCTTTGTCTCCAACTCTATCTCCCCTTAAAACCATCATACCCTTAGTTTTTTTCTCAAACATAATGTCTGCAAATATTGGCTTATCTTCTGGGCCTAGTGATTTTATTGCTGCTATATCTACGTAATCTTCTTTCTCTGAATCGTAGATTCTATCCTTATTAGGAACAAATGCTAATACAGCCATTTCTAATTTTCCTGAATTATAAGGATCTGGCTTTTTTTTAAGCCATTCAAATATTTTTACATCACTTCTTTTAAAAGAAGGTTCTGTTTTTACGTTGTTAAAAGTTTTTGTTTTAATCATTGGTTTTAAATTTAAAATTAAAAAAAGGGAGGGAAACCCCTCCCCTTATTGTTGACTATTAAAATCCTGTCATAAGTGCACAATGCTCTTTTCCTAAAACTTCTAGACCACAAATAGCCTGGTAGTTTACGTCAAGAATTGCGTCAGCACTTGTAGGAGTAGGTGCTAGTCCACCTGTTAGAGTTTCTCTGAAAGAGAAGTTGTTTCCATCTCCTTCTAAGTATCTAATTTGTAGATAATCCTGAGATCCTCCACCTCCTGCTACCTTACATTGTCCAAAAGGAACTAGGTATACTTCTCCAGCAGGTGCTACAGTTGTTCCTAATTCATTGTGATCAAGTATAGATAGAGGTTTTTTGTACCACTTTCTTCCATATAAATTGAAGACATCAATACCTAGGTCAATTTCTCTACCATCAACATTGAATCTTGCTCCAGAGAGACCAGCAGCACTAGTTAAGTTGTTTAAAGCATCGTCAAACTTAATGTTTGCTGATGTACCAACCCATAACCAGTAGTCTTTAGGTGCTCTAACTTTATTCAATGCAGCAGCCATAGTTGCCCATGTGCCTAAAATAGATGATGAATAAGAGTAATTGTTACCAGAAGTTAAAATACCTCCAGAATCCAATTCTGCTCTTAGACCATTAGTAGTTTGAACAACATTACCATTAGCGTCTGTTAGATCAGTACCTGCTCCACCAGAGAAACCAAATTGTGCTGTTTTCTTACCAAACATCATTGAGTTTGCGATGTCTGCTCTAAATCTCTGTAATGCCTCATACGTACCTTTGTACATAAAGTAAGGCTTACCTTGATATTCTACAGTAACTTTAGATGCTTTAGCGACATCAGAAATTCTATAAGAATTTTTGAAAATCTGAACACCGTTCACGTTCTTGTTCATTCCATACTTGATAGAAGATGGAGAACCTGAACCTTCACCTTGTGCGTTAGAGAAAACAGTAAATGTATCTCCTGACGCATTGTAGTCAGTTTTGTCTCCTGCACCGTCTATAGGTTTGAATGAAATTCCATCTGTTCCAGATGTGCCACTACTTTTTACTTCTGTTACTAAGTAGATTTCACCTGAAGCACCCATCATCAAGTCTCCTGCTCTAGCGTTTCCGTAATTAGAACATAAAATGTTAGACTGGTTTCCAGTATTATCTGCTCCAGCCTCACTAATTACTACAGAATTACTTGAGTATAATGCTTCATTTGTAAATGAATGATATGTAGGCTGTGAGGTAGGTTTCATTTTACCAAGAGCCTGCATGACATCCAAAAAAGTATCCTCTTCATTCTGTATGTCTAGTACAGAAGATAGGATCTCTCTTCCCTGCACAAACGAATGTGCAGTAAATTCTAACGAACTGATATAATCAGCCGATGTACTTCCTATTGCCATAATTTAAAAAATTTAAAATGTTATCTAATAATTTTAACCTCACTACTACCTTTTGCTATTGCGTTCATAAGCCCTTCAATAGGATTGTCTGGTTGCCTTCCAGAACTTTTTTGTCCTTTAGTAACCTTGCTAGGATTTTTTAAATCCTTAACAACCTTTTCTTGGCCCAACCCAATACCATGAGATATAAGCGATTGTTCGTAAGTTTCAGGATCGGCAGCATAGGTTAATACCCTATACCATTTGTCAAAATCTACATTTCCTTGACCATCAGAAAACAAATTAAAAAATTTATTGTTATCTATAGTCATGTCTTGCAGTTCTTGAGGATTGTCTACCTCATAAGAAAAAGTCTCATCTTTAAAACTAATAAGGATTCTTTTATTATCTAAAACGTCCTTAGTAGTCTTATTAGATTTAACTGTATTTTCCCATTCAGATCTTTCAATCTTTTGGTTTTCTGCTTTTTCCTTCGTCTCACTAACGACAGGTTCAACGAATTTTTTTTGTTCGTCAACAAAAGTATTACGAAGTTTATCAGCATCAGCCTTTAACAACTCTTTGCCTAATTCAACCTCGTCTTCTTCAAACTTGTCTTCATCAAGAGAATACTTGTTTATTACATCTCTCTGATATAAACGTTCTATTGCTCTATCAGATAAAGTAGGGTTATTCTTTTTTAAGTTATATCTCATAACCTGTTCATCACCCATTTCTGTAAAATTAACAGCCGTAGCCTCTAAGTACGGATTTAGAGTTCCGTTCTCATTATAATAAGCAACTGCATTTTTAATGAAGTCATCTTTGAAAACGGTTTCTGATTCTCTCAGGCTCTTATAGTCTTCAAATAAATCCTCAAGGTTTTCAGCCTTGCCATTGCTTAATGTCTTTGCTATACCATCAAGAGTCTCAAATAATTCTGATTGCTCTTTTGGTTCATCTTCTGTAGTTTCTTCTTTGTTTTCTACAGGTGTTTCTTCAGTTTCTGGTTGCTCTTCTGTTGCTTCTTCTTCTGCCTCTGCTTGTGGCTCTTCGGTTTCTTCTTCAGCAACCTCTTCTGTTGTTTCTTCAGAAGTTGACTCTTCTTGAGTCTCTTCTTGTTTTTCTTCTACTGCTTCCTCTTGTTTTTCTTCTACAACAGGAACAGCATTACCATCTTCGTCAATTTTTTTTATTTGACTTGGATCAAAATTCTCTATGTTTTCCATAATTTATTATTGTTGGTTGTACAAATTTAAAATACAATTTTTGTTTTTTCTTTCAAAATTTATTGTTCAGTTTGAGTTTGTTCAGCGTTTTCTTCGTTCATTAGTTTCATTCCCATTTCTTTCGTAGGTAGATTATCGTAAGCATTTCTTTCTAAATTACTTGCTTGTCTTATACCTTCTATTTCTAATTCAAACTGATATTTTTCTTTTTGTAACTGAGATTGTAATTGTGCTTTCAGTTGTTCCATTTCCATTTTAGCCTTCATCTCCATTTGCAAAGTTTGTTGTTTTGCTTGCTCTGAGGCTTGTGCTGATTGCATCTGAACTTGACTATTCATTTGTTGTTGCTTCATAGACTTTTCTTCTGCCTCTTTTCTTTTCTTCTTTATCCTGTACGCTAAAACTTGTTGGGCTTGTTTTATATTTTTTATAGTTTCAATATAAACAGCATCCTCAAAGTCAACTTGGCCCTGGGCAACTGATGCTTGTAATATTTGCATTAGTCTTGCTTTTTGTTCTTCAGTAGGTCTATCTTCTATGGCCACCCCAAATTCATGCTTTCTTACTGTAGGTGATAGTTTAAAAAACTTCATAGAACTTTCTCCCAAACCTCTTACATAACCCTCTATAGAACCTTTGCTTACTGCATCCTGCAACCTTACTACAACTGAAGATGCTAATTTTTCTAATAAATGTCTTTCTCCTTGCTCTATATGAGCCAATGCGTTGTTTGTTGCTTGGGCTGCTAATTTTGCAGTAGTTGTTAAACTTCTTGCGTCTGGTGTTGATCCGTCAGTAAATTCATTTAGACCAGTTATTTGTCTGATCATTTCAATACTGTTTTGTATTAGTTGATAATAATTTAGTGCGTCCCTACCAAGTCCATTTTCTAATTCCTCTATAGGTTTATAGTTTGTTGGCTTACCACTAATATCATTTCTTCTATAAACTAATGTACCAGTCTTATTAAATAAATCTAAAACATCCATTGGTTTCATTTGTTCTCCACCTGAACCTAATGGTATATCTTCTAATGCACCTAACTCAATCATTATACCTTTTGGTCTTGCTTGATTTATAGTGTTTTGTAGTCTATACCACGCTATTTGTATTTGGTCTGCTATAGGAATTAATTGTTCCATAATTCCTAATGGTTTCATGTTGTAAAAGTCTGGTGAAAAAATATGATAAGATAAATCAGTATCCATAAGGTTTGACTTAACTCTTTTCATGTCTGAACACAAGCCAAAATTAAAACAATAGTTAGAGTCTATAATCCATGATATTTTATAAACAACCTTATAATCAGATCTAAAATACTTTTTCTTTTGACTTTTATCAAAGTATCCTGCTCTACCAAACTTTTTGTTTCCTCTTTTATCTATCCTTGTTTCGTGGACCATCTGATCAATAGAGAAAAACTCTAGGTCTAATACTTTAATTTTTTGATCTTCGTATGCTTTTTTATATTGTTTGTTTGTAGGATACATTCTTTTTGAACCCTGTGTTCCAATATACTGTTCAGTTATTTTTCTATACTGATCTTCAGTAAACTGATCTCCTGCAAATTGTTTTAAATCTGCAATAGTCATTTCTTTGACCTCACCAACATGAACCTTGTCAGAGAAGTCTCTTTTGTTACAATGTGATATTATTAAATTTTCTGGGTTGCAAACATCAACTTTTACTGCACCATTTGAATCAATATATTCTTTATATCCTGCTACACCGAAATCAAACAAAGATTCTAAAACTTGTTTTCTTTTTTCTCCTAAATCATTAGTGTTAAAAACTAAGTCAATACCTTGTTCCATTTCTATACTGGCATTATGCTTATAAGTATAAGCCATGTGTAGATTTAACTCTTCATCATTTTCTGGTTCGTCACCCTCATTTTTTAATGGACTAAAATTTTCTATACCTGGCATTTGTTGACTTGCCATGTTTCTTAAATCCATTTTTGCTTTGAGTTTGTTGAAGTAATCTTCTTTTTGTGACTGTGCCAATCCGTCTATTGGAGTTACTGAAATATTATATTCTGTTTTGCTTAATTTACCTAAAGCAATTCTTCTAAATTTTGGAACTACTGGTAAGACACTCCAGTCTATTGCTAACCACGTATCGTTGTCAGCATCTGAAACGTTCATTAAGTTTTTGTATTTATTTATAGATTGATTGCCTTGTGCATAATCTTTAATCTTAACATACCCACCTCTGTTATTATGAAAAGAATGTTCACCATGTTGGTTAAAATCTTTCCATGCTGCTTTAGCATATGCGAGACACCAGTCTCTTCCTTTTTGTAATGGATCTATTAAATGATCAGGATATGTAGATTCTCCTTTGTCTTTGTTGATCATCCTACTTTATATTTTTTAAACAAGTCGCTAGCATTTACCACTCTTTTTTTTGCCAGTTCATTTTTTAACAGAATATATTTGTCTGCTATTAATGTGTAACCAGCACTCATTGCTGCATCAAACTTAGTTGTTTTAGTTATATCAAATTCTAACCAATCTTTCAACAACTCTGAATAATACACTCTATCAATATTATTTTCAATATAGTCTTCTGTTATTTCTGCAATTTGTTGGTGAGTTTTTAGTGAACCACTTATTCCAGGTTTTGCAGATCCTGGAAGGTACATTAAAAAGCCTCCATACCCTCTATCTTCAAAATAACTTTTTATTCCGACTTTATTGTCTTCAAACAAAACTTGGCATGAAAAATAATGACAACATTTTAAAACGTCTTCATAAAACTGCCGTGCTGTGCTTGGTCGGTAAATGTATTGAACAATAAAAGAACTATCATAAAAATTTGATGTTGAGTTGTGTTTCTTAAAAACATAGAAAGCCCCATTAGACCTTCTTTCGTCTACAGTAGTATCATGATCATAAGGATCACAGCCTATAACAAACTGTGAGTTTTTAGTTGGCATATAGTTTCCACTTCGCTTTACCACTTGGTTTGCATCTTCTTTGTCCTCAAAAAGATAACAAACTTTATACCTTCCATTTGACATAGGTCTAAATTCAACAACACCATCTTCTTTATCTCCTACCCATTCAAAATTACCTACTGTATAGACGTTATCTCTCCAGGAGAGTTTGTCAATTCTGTCATTTAATTTCATTGCATTATACAAAGATCTTTCTCCGTCTATTCTGAAAGCCTCATCTATAGTAAAAGGATTTCTTCTTATAATATTGCTTAATGCTCTATCATCATGCAAGAAAGACTCTCTTTCTGCTAAATAATATTCTTTTGCTCTTTCTTCATCTGGCACACCATACTTATCAAAATATAATGTTTTGTATGCAGGTGTAAAATATCTATATAAACCACTTTGAGTTCTTCCGTGTGCGTTCTTTACTTTTTGATCAGACGCTTCCCAAAGTTTTTTAAATGATTCACCACCAGATTCCATCTCCTCAACAGTTGTTGTGTATAAAAACTTTCCAATGTATTCACCGTCCAGTTCTGCACAGAACCTAACAACATTGTGCCTTTCCCACACATCGACTTCCATTGTTTTACCAACCTCGTCACCAAGGTATCTATGTAATTTTGTACCATCATAACTATATTTATCAGAACTCTTCCAGTCTATTTGACTTTCAAGTTCTGGTTTACCTAAATCTTCTAAGGATTTACTTCCCCTTTTCGTTGTTCTATAAAACCTTAATTCTGATGTTGGTGTGACTCCTTTAGATTGATCATATACTGGTCTAAAAAAATCTGGCAACTTTTTAAATGGCCCAACTATGTTTTTTTGGAACACATTGTTTTTTGCATCCATTGCAGTTTTAGACTGTATACCTCCGTTTTTACTTTTAGATCTTGATATAAGGTCAAACATAAAACATCCAGCACGAACAGTTTTACCTTGTCTACGTTTTGTCAACTCTATCATTCCTAAACAGTTAGGATCATCAATACAGAATTGCAAAAAATAAAAATACTCTTGATCAGTCTTTCTAAAAGAAGGATAACCAACATCAATACACCACCAATTTAGAAAAAAATAATGTAATCCTGTCAAATATTCTGGACTCCCATTATTCATAAACCAAACACCATTTAATCTTCTGTCCCACTCCTGGGATCTAAATGCCTCTAACTCAGTATCAAAATAATTAGGATCTTCTTTTTGTTTTAAAATTTCTTCTGATCTTTTTTTTTGATAATCTTTAGGAAGTTCTGTTCTTATCCAAACTTGTTTTTCTTTTTTTGATGAGGATGTAATTATTGGTCTTTTTTCATTTTTACCAGTTATAACATTTTTTACTTTTCCTGCTGGTGGTATTTTAAAATCTATTCCTTGTATTATCATAAGTTTGCAATAAACTCAGGAGTAAGCCTTTTGTCTGCTTTTATTGTAGTTAATAAAACATCATCCTCTCCGTAAAGTTTCATATAATATGTTTCTAGTCTTTCGTTTATAGTGTTTAAGTCATCCATAATTTTTGACTTTATTTGTAATGCTTGTAAAATATCTTTGTCTTTATCGCCATCTACTGGTCTTAAAAGTTTTGTTTGGTATTCAAAAAAAGTTTGTTCGTTTGAAACTATCATAGACCAAACCCTGTTGTTTTGTTTTTTTAAAAATTCGTCTACCATTTCTAGCAATTTTAAATTTGTAAAAAAAAATATTTCATATAAAAAATCTTTTTCTTTATCTAAATCATAACCTGCTAATCTTGCTGCCTCCTCTTTTCTTATTTTTAAATCTGGATAATATTCTTTTAATGGAGTATTGTAGTCATAAACATACAAAACATACTTAATTAGTTTGTCATCAGAACCCTGGAAAGTCTTGAACATCTTTAGTTTAGGGTATTTTTTTTTCAACGATCCTTTTACTTTATAAGGATTGAAAAACATCTTATCAAAATCAGAATCTGAAAATATATCTACTAACGACATTTTGTTGGTTTTTGTGTATACAAAAATATGTTTTGTCGTAAACAATATAAGTAAAATATTTTACTTGTTTTTGAGTATTAAATAATTATATGAATATTATAACTGAATGTTATTTTTGAAAAAACTATATATATGGCTATTTATCAAGGAAGAAACGTTACTTTAAACAAGATAATGAAATCTGACAGGCCTGCAAAAAAAAGCATGGTCTATGTTAAAAAGCCAAACGGAAAAATAGTAAAGGTTCACTTTGGTGATCCAAATATGAAAATTAAAAAAAACATTCCTGCAAGACGTAAGTCTTTTCGTGCAAGACATAAATGTGATAATCCAGGGCCTAGATGGAAAGCAAGGTACTGGGCTTGTAAAACTTGGTAATGGCTAGATTAATATTAAAACCTTATTTAGCAAAACCTAAAAAGAAAAGACCAGGAATCCACTCAAAAAACAGGAGTAGATTAAAAACGTCTAAGGGATATAAGAAACCATATAATAAACAAGGAAGATGAATAATTGTGAATTAAATTGTCAAATCTGTATTTGTCAATGAGAAAAATAAAAAAACCAAAACCTACAAAACCTAAACTTTGGTCTAGAGCAAAGTCTCTTGCCAAACAGAAGTTTGATGTATATCCCTCTGCTTATGCAAACGCATGGGCAAGTAAATGGTATAAATCTAAAGGAGGAGGTTGGAGATAGATATGAAAAAAATAAAAAAAGTAAACATGGATGGATTAAAAGATAGTCAGAAAAAAATGCTATCAAAACATTCCAAACATCATACTATAAAACACATGAAACAAATGATTGCTCTAATGAGACAGGGTAAAACCTTTAAACAATCTCATAATATTGCAATGGATAAAGTAGGGGAGTAATGGCATACGAAGGTGGACTTAGACGATGGTTTAAAGAAAACTGGGTAAGAACAGATACAGGAGAACCTTGTGGGGCTGGCAATAGTGTAGGTGAATCAGGTAAATACTGTAGACCAACAAGAAGAATAAACAAAAAAACACCAAGAACTACTAGTGAGATTTCTAGAAAAAAACTTAGAAAGATCATGAGACAAAAAAAGAGGCTTGCTAATAAAGGTAAAGCCCCTGATAAAGTACAACAAATAAGAAAAGTATAATGGCACTAAAAGGAGATCAACATAAAATAGATGTTAATAATGACGGAACTATAAACGCAAAAGACTTTCGTATTATTAGAAAAATGAAAAGAAAATCTAAAAAGGGTAAAAAATTACCAAAAAGGATGGAAGAAATAAGAAACAGGTTCAATGCTGGTAAAGGGCAAAGAGCACAAATAAACAATAAAGATATTATAACTTAAAATTTATAAACATGGCACTACCAGAAATTTCAGAAGACAGTAAGTTCACCTTATCACTTAAGACTATGGGAGGAATAGTTGTCGCCGTGATTATGGCTGCAAGTTTTTGGTTTTCAGTACAAGCACAAATAGACCAAAAGTTAGATAAAGACGACCTTCCAAAACCAGAAATTTCAAGAGTTGAATTTGATCTCAAAGATAATTTGGTGAGACAGCAAATACAAAATATAGACGAAAACGTAACCGAAATTAAAGAACAACTAAAATTATTAGAGCAAAGATTATATGAAGATATAAAATGAAAAAACTAATAATACTTATCGTTTTATTTCTTGTTGCTTTTGATGGGCAGTCACAAGAATATAAAGACGAGATAAGTGTTGTATTTTTTACTGCATCTTTTGCAAAAACTAAAGAAATAGAAAACTGGAAAAAACTTTACGACTGTAATAAGCACATCCTTAATATTGAAGACCAACCTGATTTAATGTCAGAAGAATCTATATCTGTTGTACCAACAATCAAAATTTTTAATAACGGAAAAGAAATTAAAGTATGGCAAGCAAACATAATGTTTGAACTAGACATATCTGTGAAAGACATACAAAAAGAAATTAACAAAATCGTAGAATCAAAATTTAACTAACATGATAAAAAAAATAATACTTATTATGGTAGCAATATTGCTATCGTCAAGCGTAAATGCACAAATACTAAAAAAAGCATACAATAAAGTTTTTAAATATGCTACTGTTTATGGAACTTATACTCAGGAAGATGGTTTTGAAGCACCACCTCAATATTTTGTTACACAAAAGGGTGAGGTTGTAGACATAACCCCAGAATGGGATGTAGACTATCAAGTCACCTATGGAATTAGAAAAATGTCAAGGCTTGGTTATGAAAAAAAACCAGGTGAATTTTATACTGGCAGCGAACAGGTTTCTTTAAATTCAAATTATTCTGAAGTTAAAGGTTTAGAATACATATTGCAATATGACAAAGGCCGTGTACACAATAGAGAATATATCAACGAAAAATATTTAGTTAGATGGATTTCAAAATGGTGGAGCATTAAAGGTGAATACCTTAAAAACGAAAAGATACAACTTAACTATAAATCTGCTGATTTAAGATTTAGAGTGCCTATTGGTAAAAGACTGTCTTTTAGTGTTGGAGGTATGGTCAGAACTCACAGACCTTATGGTTTTTTACCAATAGATGAATACTTAGGATCAGAACGTATAGATGTAAATGGACAGCCATTTACTGCAAACTGGTGGCATTTAGCATACGACTATAATTATGAAGATCATGCTTATGGTATAGACAATAACTTTGATGGTGTACCTGATGCTATAGATTGGTGGTGGAGTAACGAAAATGGAGACAGAGTTGCAGATACTGATTTAGATTTTAGAAGAAACATTTATGGAGGTATAGTTAATGATTATAATAAAAGAGAGTTTAACAAAATTGGTACTCTTGGCACATTAAGTGCTGTTGTAGGTGCAGATTACTATTTCTATAGAGATAATTTTTGGATTCACAGTTGGGCTTCCGTTATGCCTGGTTATCACAAACACATAATAGGTGACGAAGAGTATTCGTATGAAGTTTTTTTGGCAGACGATGGAATGAATACAAAATGGGTAGATTATAATATTGGGCTTAATTTTGGTTTAAAACTTTGGAGAAGAATTGGTATATTCACAGAATACGAAATAACAAAGTTTTGGGACAGACAAATGTCAAATCTCAAAGCAGGAATAAACGTTAGGCTATGACAGAAGAAGAAATATCTTTAAGCGAAACGTCCCAGGTAAAACTTGATATTAAAACACTTATAGGAATTATTATAGGTATTATTAGTGTTGCAGGTATATGGTTTGACCTTACTGGTAAAATTGCTGATATAGAAGGTGAACTTGTTAGACTTAAATATAATCAGGCTTTAAATGATGAATTTAGAATTAAATGGCCTCGTGGAGAAATGGGTGCTTTACCTGATGATGCTAAACAAGATTTGCGAATAGAATATTTGCAGAAAGATATAGAAGAAATTAATATATTGATTAAAGAATTGGAAGATAAATAAAAAACAATGAAAAAATATAAAAAAATCAAAAAGGTAAAAACCAAAAAAAAGAAAAAGCAAAAAAAGAGCAGTTATAATTATTAATGTAATGAACGAAAAATTAAAAAAAGAACAGGCTAGACTAAAGTTTCTCCAGGAGAAATTAAAGTTAGCACAAGAACAAAAAAAAACTGTTGCTATAGGTGTGCTTAATGCAAAAATTTCTGCTGTACAAAAAAAGATAGAAAGACTGTCTAAAGGAGAACAAACAGGAGCAGGAAAGGTAATTAAGAAAATAAAGAAAAAAGTAGAAGAGGTTATAGAGCCTAAAAAAGATTCGATAAAATAAATATTCATGTCAGAAAACCAACATCAATTACCTCCAGGTGTATTGTCTCAAGATGCAACAAATGAAGTGTTAGCATTAAGAAAGTTAGAAGTTTTATTAGACTGTTTAGGTCAAGTAGAACAAGCAAATACGCCAGACGCATATACCCTAAAATTAAAACTCTTAAATAAAATAGAAGACGTTATTGATCTTCTTTAGATTCTTGTTCGTCTAATTCTTGTTGCAATTTAGGTATTGCAGGATTATATGGATGATTTATTTTTAAAAATAATATCTGTTTTATAAGTTCTTCTTTCCTTGTCATATTTTATACAGATGTAATCTTTTCAACATATCTTTAAATTTTGTTTTATCTCCAAACAAAAGATGACAATCTCTACATAGTGCCATCAAATTTTCAATAACATCTTTTTCTTTTGATCCACCCATACCTCTCGGTTCTATATGGTGTATATCAACAGCAGTACTATTACACACTTCACAACCTATCCAATCACCTGGATCTAAACCAAAGTGATCGTGATATATTTTAGTGTGTTTTTTCATAAGATCTTTTAGGCGTTCTTTTATAGTCGAAACTAAAACGCTTGTCGTGTCTTTTTATATTGCTTTTATCTATTATTTGATTTTCTAAATCTATGATTTTGTAATTGTATTTTACTAGTGTATTGATACTTTCGTGTATCTTTTTTTCTTCTTCTCTGAAGTGATTGAAGATTTGATTTTCAAATGGGTGATGTTCATGTTTCATAATTTATAGTTTTAATTAATTTCATTTTTGTATTTAATCTGTTTCTAAGATACTGATTTTCTGTCCATTTAGCAGACCTATTTGTTATAAATTCTACAGTCTCGGTTTTTCCGTTGTTTGATATTTCATATATTAATTTTTTCATTTTGGGGTGACCCTTATCTTTCTCTTATCTACTTTAAACTCATAATACTTATTACGTTCATTAATAACCTTTATATTCCATCCCTGTATATCAGACTTCTTAAAGTTAAGTATAACATAGTTATGATGACGTAAGAATAAAACAAAGATTATATAATCTACATCTAATTTATCTAAGGTAAAAAAATTTACTTTAAGACTATTCTCACATCCCTTTACATCTATACTCTTTCCGTTTACTATAAGATCAGGATCACTACATCCTTTTTCTTTTACAAAAGCACTAGTAGTATAATTAACTCCTTTTAGATCTAACTGATGCCTTATCAATAACTCTCCCAGGATACCCTTGAAGTCTGTGTAAAATTCGTTATCCACAGGTTCGTCAAAAAGTATGGGGTTCTTATACTCGTATCTTCTAGACTTCCAGTATAACTTTTTATAATGATCTCTATTAGCCATTACTCTTGTTTCAACATATAGTCTTGCGTGATCAAATATACATTCTGGTATTTTATACGGCCCTTCCAACGTCTAAAATTAAACCTAACAAGTCATCCTGTTGCATGACATAAAACTTCTTTCCTTCTATTTCATTTTCAAAAGCGTAGGTATCTTCAAACTTAACCCTACATCCTGGAACAACGTCAGGCCGTTCAAAATTTTTTTTGGGTGTTCCTATATAACGTAGTATACCTTCATCTTCCTTCTCCCCAGTATTGGGTATCCATATAGATCCTATTCTTTCTTCTTGTTTAAGTGGTTCAACTAGCACATGATTGGAAGTAGCAGTAATCTTTCCATTTCTAACAAAACAATAAACCATCTCTAAATCTAACATATAACAGTTGTCTTCATCTGTTATTTTGTTTTCGTTGTCTACAGTCAAATAATTAAAATAAATCTTATCTCCTATTCTTAATTCTTGTTTTAAACGTTCACCATCAGTCCTGACACACCAATCTGTGTTGGGAGTCGCCATAACCTCACCACAAATTACTACATGATGTTCAGGATTATATGTCACGTCTAAGTATAATTTTTCACCATTGTTAAACGTAATAGTATCGTTATACTTTTTCTCAACTTTTACTACTACTCTTTGTCCAATCATATCCATGGATCTTAATTTAGAAACAAATTCTTTTTTTTGTTGCCCTTTATTAACAATTTTTATTAACATACTATCCACGAGTCAGAAAGTATTTCTACCTGAGTAAGCAAATATTGCTAACTAAAGATTTGGTTATATATATTATACATATATATTATATTATATATATAGTATACTAGTATAATAAATCTAACAAGTATAATATATTTATGAAACCCAAGATTTGGGATTTTAAGTGCCATTTAAGACATGATCTCTGTGGCATTGAATAGTTGTATTATTTGTACGAAAAAAATGTCTTAGAATTTCTTATTTTTGCTCAGAACTCTCTGTAGGTATGTTTCTGGAGTTCACTATATATATACGGCATACAAACGCAAATGGGAAAGTGAATTT